AGTTGCAAAAGTACCAACGGACGATCCTGTATTTCGATTCTTAGAAAATCGTTCCAAAATTGATTGGACTACTCGTAATTTTAAATTAGCTGCTGATGTAAATAGTGGTTCTGCTGTTAGTGCAGGAAGTGCTTATACATTTACAGTTGATGCGGATTCCGCTACGGGTGGAACATCTTCAGGTGGAGCTTCAGTAGACTACCTTATTAAAGGTATGGTTTTTGCAGTTAACACTATAAGTGGTGCAGCTGGATATTCACAAACTCTAATAAGAGTTGACTCAGCCCCTCAAGATCAAGGAACTTCAACTACGTTTAGTGGTAAAGTCATTGATATTTCCAATACCAGTACTTCTGGTGGAGCTATCAGTGGTGAAGATATTCTTAGTGATAATGATAATTGCCAAGTAATTGGTACATCATTTGCTGAGGGATCAGGGTCTCCAGATGCATGGTCTAGTGAAATTGAAGATGACTTCGGTTATACTCAAATTTTTAAGACTGCAGCTGAAATGTCAAATACAGCAATTGCTACTCGCTATCGCGGTTATGCAAACGAATGGGAGCGCATTTGGGCTCTTAAACTTCGTGAGCATAAAGTAGATATTGAGCGTGCAATGCTATTTGGACAAAGAGCTCGAGTAAGCTCTGTTCAATATTCAGAAGGTATTGTCGGACATATATTAAAGAATGGTACAGCGCAAATTGGCGATGCTGCTCTTTCTTATTCTACTGGCGCACCTTATTTCAGAAGTGTTGCAAGCGCAGAGCTAACATACGATAGATTGCTTTCAGATTTAGAAGTAATCTTCGATCCAGCTCGCGGTGGCGCAAGTGAAAAACTAGTTCTTGCAGGTTTACCTGTAGTGAGCTTCTTTAATAAACTTGGCGCAACATCATTCTTAAGCGCAAGCATGGCACATAATGCACAAGGTGCTTTAAGTGGTGGTGCAACTACAACTAACCAATCTCCATATCGTATGAATATGCAGGAGCGCGCAGGTGCTTTTGGGCATAAAGTAATGACTATCGAAACAATTCATGGCACAATGCATTTAGTAAAAGAACCACTATTCCGTGGTATTTCTGCTAATATGATGGCTATGGTTGATATGAGTAAAGTTGCTTATCGTCCATTGGTTGGTAACGGACTTAATCGCGACACAGCAATCTTAACTAACGTACAAAACGCTGACGAAGACTTGAGAAAGGATATGATCCTTACTGAAGCTGGCTTAGAGGTAACTCTACCAGAAGCTCATGCTCTTTATCAGGTAGAATTGTAAGGAGGTTAATATATGTATACTGATGCTTTAAATAGTAGTAGTGGAAAGTATGGTGGCTCACCTACAAACGTTGTTTTCGTAACAGATTCAACTGCTATAACAATTCAAGCTGACGACAGTGGGAAGGTACATGTCGTACCAGATCTCACAGCTGACAGCACTATTACATTACCATCTCCAAAAGAGGGTATGTACTATGAATTTTGGTATGGCGGAACAGCAGCTGATGCGCATGATTGGACAATAGATACTGGTTCAGATACCAATTATTTTATTGGTGGACTCGTTCAACATGATACAGATGCTGGTGGCGATGATACTGCGGTAGTCGATTCAGACAATAATAGTAATTCTAAGCTTGGAGTATTAACTCCTATAGCTGGAACTACCATTAAATGTTGTTCTGATGGAGTAGTGTGGTATCTTAATGGGACTGTAGTCTCAGCTACTGATACTGGAATTACATTTGCAGATCAATAATCCTAATAATTAAGGATTAACAGTTTTGGATACTGTGGGGTTATTCGTATAAAGGTTTAGCCCCAAACATCCTAAAAATTTAAATTAAGGAAATAGAAATGGCAGATTATAACTCATCAAATACAGATGTAAAAGTATTTATTCACGATCCAAAACCTGGGACTAAAACACAAAGTGCCGGAGAAATAGCTAAAGATGTATATGATTATGTAGCTGGATTAGATTCAACTAATAACAAAGTTATATCTATATCACATTGCGCATTAAAAGGCGATAAGATTATGACTATGGTTGTCTCTGGTGCATAAACCTAAGTGTCAACATTGTGACGAACCGAATCCAGAGAATTGGTTTTATTGTAGAGGTTGTGGCAAAAGAGCTTCACAACGAAAGTTTACAACAAACTCATGGATGCGATCTGAATCTGGAAAGAGAACTGATATAGAATTTAATACCATTTCTATAGATGAAAGCGCAGAACGATTAAACAAGGTAGATAATCGTTGGAAAGGATTTTAATATGCCTAGTGGTAAAGGAACGTATAGAAAACCAGGTAGACCTAAGAAAAAAGGTAAGAAGAAAAAAGCTCCCGCAAAGTCTAGGAGATACTAATGGCTGCTACATTAAAAGTTAAGATTCAAGAAGATATTATTCTTGATAATCAAGATTACGGTTCTAAACGTACATTTGAAATTGGTAGTATTGCAAATATAACTAAAAAAATAGTTACTATCGCATCCGATGATGATGCTACTGTTTTAGTTTTTAAATCAACTACAGCTACCGCTGATGGCTCGTTAGACTTGCAAACTGTAAAATATATAAGAATTACAAATTTAGACAGTTCTAATTCAGTAAATATATCGTTACAATTAGATTCAGATGAAAATAATTCTGCTGCTGATTTATCTATAACACATTTATTAGAAGCTGGTAGAAGTTTTATGATGGGAGCTCCAGATGAAGGTGCTCACGCAGATGATGATTCAGCAAGTATTGTAACTGCATTAACAGATTTAGAAAGTATTATAGTTGATCCAGGTTCAAATAGTGGACAAGTTGAAGTCTTTGTGGCAAGTACCTAATGGCTAGTTATCAAACACAAGTAATGGCTTTAACCGGGATTACAATTTCAAGTTCTGGCACATATCCAACAGAAGCACAATTAACTCAATTTCTTACAGATGGAGCTAAAGAAGTTATAAATTCACTTCCTCCAGGTTTGCTTCCTCTTTGCGCATCTCAAGCAACATTCACTTCAACTGCTGCGGGAAGTGAATCTGAAACATTAAATACTGGAAATATTCTTAATGTTTTTAGAAATGATGGAGATATAGATCAACCATGCAGAAGGATAAGCGCAGATGATAAAGGAAGAGTATCAGATGAATCTGATATGTCTTATGCAAAGATTTCCGATCCTGTTTATTATATTGAGAATAATAAGATAAACGCATTACCGGATGGAGGGTCTTGTAAATATTCGGAAGTTCAATATCCAGCAGTTGCTTATAGCGTAGATGCTATTTCAGCATTTCCAGATGAAGCTGAATATTTAGTTCCATTATATGCATCTGTTAAGGCTTTGCAAAATGCTATGGCAGCCAAAGCTGGTAATTCTGATGTTACTGGAGCACTAACAGCTTTAGAAGCTTCAGTTGTAAATGCAGAAGATGAAATAGAAGATGCTAATAAAATGGTAGCAAATATTGTTTTAGGTGTAGCTGAAATTGCTGAATCTGCAGTGGATACCGATACAACATCTTCAGAGATAAAAACAGCAGCTGATGCAATTACTACCTCTTTAGCTCAAATAAATACACATAGTTTTGATGATGAAGATACGTTTACTACGACTACATCTCAATTAACAAGGGTAAAAGATGCTCTTGACAAAGTATCAGATATTGTTAATGGAAATCAACCATCAGCTACAACAGATGCTTTTGGAGCGCAAGCAGCTGAAGATATTGAATTAGTAACTTCATCATTAAATATTGCGCAAACAGAAATACAAAGAGCAAATGCGCACTTATCGGAATGGAGCTCTATATTACAAGGGGCTTTAGCTCAAGCGCAGGGATTTGTAAGCGAAGTTCAGGCAAGGGGAGATTGGACATCTGCAAAAGCTCAGGTTTGGAATGGATACTTTGCGTCAGCTGGTGCATACGCTCAAGCTGCTCAAACATATTTAGCTTCTGCTCAAGGTTATGCTGGTGAAGTTCAAGCAAGATTATCAGTAATAACAATAGAATATACTTGGATGGAAAAACAACAAGCAAAATTAGAAGCCGACTATGAAAAAGGCTTACAAAAATTAAGAGGTTAGTATGGCTGTTCATGGATTAACTGTAAAACAAATTCTTTCAAGAGTAAGACAAGTGTTCCCAAACATTGCTGAAAACTATGTTATAAATCTAATTAATGATGGTATAGTTGAAATGGGAAAGTATAATTCTAAAGTAGTTACTGCTAAAATAACAACTGTTGCCGATCAAATGTATTATGACTTAAGTGACGTAGCAGAGGATTCATCAAGCAATAAACTTGAGGTAAATAAAATAACACAAGTATTCTTGATGGACGATGATGGTGATTATATGAAAATACCAAGATTATTAAATACAGATTTACTATTAACAGATGCAAGTAGTGAATCTAAACTAAATGTACCGGATTCAAAATAATGGCAAGTAATATTAAATATCCAGAAGATCAATCATTATGGTTTGTAGAGGGTGACAACTTAGCTCTAATAACAAATGTAGATAGTTCTGGAAATGCAAACACGACAGATAGAAAAAATTGGAAGGCTATACAAGAAGCCGTTACCGATGGCATTATGATTAAGTATAATGCAGAACCTAATTCAGTATCAAA